ACTTCTTACCCTCTGCTCAATCTCTTTGTAATCTAAGTCAAACTGTTTTAGCTCTTCCTTCAATTCGTTTTCAAGCTTAGTGATTTGTTCTTTGACTTGAGCCTTGAACTCTGTAAGACCACTAGCTAGTAGCTCTGCCTTATCATCAATTGCTTTTTGCTTCCCCTTTAATAGCAGCCATAATAGTCCAACGACTGAGCCTATAGTAAGTAACTGTTTAGCTATATCGTATAAGATATTTGGGGTAGGGGTTATGTCTAATTGTGATACTTGTAAAAGAAAAAGAGAAAGTGTCATTGTCTAGTTCGTATTTTTGTTTATTTAATTGGAAGATTTAATTCACGCATCGCCGCAATCTTGCGCCTTATTCCCTTTATATCCTCTTCCGTTAATCCATCCACACAAATGAGAAATCTGCCCGTTATCTTTGCCAAAGCTTCAGGCATTTCAATCGCTCCATTCAGCAGCTTTACAGCCGTTACAATTATATTCGTATCCTTGCCGTCAGTGTACACCTGATACACCTCATTTGAGAGCTTCGGCACTATCCACATCGCCGGCTTATCTTCCTGCGCCTGTGCCGGTACGCAGCCTATAAAAACCCCTGCTATTAAAAGCAGTAATACCATTAAAATTGTTTTCATTTTTCCTTTATGTTTTTGTTAATAAATTTTATGGTGCAGTTGTAGATGCTGAAATTACTCCTGCATTATCAACTGTGATATAGTAAAGCGTGCCGTTAGGGCTTCTTAAAAATGCTGATGTTATATCTGTATCTACCGTTCCTCTTATAAATCCTGCTGTAAAGTTTCCTGCTCCGAATGTTGCAGATACAAAGGAAGTTTCTGCGTTATTCGTGAATGCAATAGCTCCATCAGAAAGTGACTTCATTAAAGTTCTTGAAGTCCATCCTATATATTTATTATTAGAGCCGGCAAATACGTTGCCACCTGTTGTGAAGTCGCCCGTAATAGTCATTGCAAGCGCTGACGTAATGAATGTACTATCAACAGTAAGCATATTATTCCCTGTTTTTCCAAACACTTCTACTTTTGTTCTTTGTGAGAACGGGTTGACAGTAACTCTAAAAAATGAACTATCTCTATATACCGTTCCTCTTAGCGTAGTTGTATCGCCCATAACAAGAAAATCGGCCGTTCCATTCGACGTACCTGTGCCGACTACCATTTTTTTTGTAAAGATATTCAACGATGCATTCAATTTGGGAAGCGTATCTACCTGTGAAGTTTGTGCATAATTTGAAAAATTGATAAGCGAGCCGTCAACTTTTAATTTGTTCCCGATAAGTGTATCAGCCTGAAAACTTGAATTAACATTTACTCTTGCCCCATCATATTGAATAACTTTATTATCGTTAATTGTATATGCTTGATTTTTATCGGTCAATACTAATTGGCGCATTTTCACAGTATCTCTGAAATAACCATTCTTCCATAGATTATATTGCGCTCCTAAATTATAATCTCCAAAACCAGCAGGGAAGAAATTCTTTTCTATATATAAAGCCTCGACACCGTTTATAGTGTCAATATAAATCCGTCCGCCAACATAAGAGCCGACACCTGTTTGTTTGTAAAATTCTACTGCCCCATCAATCACAAGCGGAACATCTGCGTTTGTAAGGTCTCTATTATTTGTCAGAGTTCCTTCGGTTGTAATTCTCCATTTTTTTGTAGTGCCTGTGTTAAAAACAACACCATTCACATCGTTAAAAAGAGTATCTGTAATTAACCTGCCCTGCGAAATAGTTAAATCCCCTTTCTTTTCAAACGCTCCGTATTTTTTAACATATTGGTTTGTATCACTTGAACCCGTTCCGCCGTTGCTTCTTACATAGCTTTGCGTTGCAATAGTATCAGAATTTAATTTTGCAACATTCTTGTTCAGCGAAAGTGTTGTTGTAGTACTTGTAACCGAATCGAAGTAAGTAAGATTTGTACCTGTGCTTGTTAATTGTAACCCGATTAAATCACCGCTTGTATTGTGCCTTGTAAAAGTTACATTCTGATTTTCAGTCCTGCCAAAAATAGGATAACCCCCCGCCAATACATTCAGCCCGCCATAAATATTTACTATCTCATCGGGAGCTGTGATTGTATCGACTGAAATCTTTACGGCATTAAACCCCGTAATACTTGCGCCCGTTACATTTAATTCGTGACTAACTGTCAAATCAGAGCTTCCCAATGTCCCTACATAAAATCCTGCATTGTTAAGCGCAACAGTTGAACTTCCGAAAGTAAAGTAAGCCGATGAACCAACACCGAGCGTATCAAATTTATTCCAATTAATCCAAGTGTTACGACTGCCGAGCGAACCAAAGAGAGTATTTATATTCGTACCGTCAATAAGGTATGCACCGCCGTTGGCGACTGAAACATTGCCGCCATTCAACAATGTTATGCCGCCTGTGTTCATAAGTATTCCGTTGCTTCCTGTGAACGATGCTGTACCGTTGAAATAAGATGTACTATAGGCATTGAAGCCCCCATGAAATTTCATCTGTTTTGACCAGCTTAATCCTGTATCACTATCAATCCATTTTGTTTTACCAAGAGACCCTATAGCGTTTGTTTGCGAATAGGAAACATCGGTAAAGGCTATTAAGAGTAAGATTATTGAAATTATTTTTTTCATATTTTTTTAATTAAAGTTTATGCTGAAACAGTTGGGTCAGTTTCCATTGTTAAGCCCGTTAATACTTTGTATTGAGGCGGTACTGTCCAGTTATCTTCGTCTGTGAATGTCGGCAACTGTCTGAATGTTGCTTCTTCTTCAAATAGCGGATAAACATTGTTTGCATCTTTAGAGAATGTTAAGCCGTAACCGTTGGCTACTTTAAATGTTGCATCGTGAACACCACCTTTGATTGTACCGTTCCTGTAGAAGTTAACCTGTGCGTTTTCTTTGAAACTCATATACTGCAATGTTCTTGCATTATTTGAACCGTTGCTTTCACCTGCGCCAAAGAACCACTTACCGCCAAGACATTGCATATTAGCGTTGATTGTATCTCCCACGCATAGGACGGTTATATTAGGTTCAACGCATCTTAGATTAACGTAATTTTGGAATGAACCGCTTTCAGCTACTATGTTAGTTGCTGCTGTAGCCATACTTTCGATATGAATGTTAAATACTTTATTCGCTGCCGGTGTTTGTGAAACTGCATAATTAACCGCCGCTAATATTGAATTATATATCTTACCCGTTTCGGCTGTAAGGTTCGGATTAACACGGATAACGCGCGGAGCGTATTGGTAGCCCGTAACACTGCCTAACCTATGTTCAAGCCTGTTATTAGTAATAAGATTACCGCCTGCAGCATCTAAATCATCATCTGCATAATCCGTGCTTATCGGCTGTCTTATTGTTGTAACTTCTTCGAATGTTAGAGCGCCTAAAAAATCATTTGGCTGAGTTAAGCTTGCTTTATCTTCCAGGTCATCAACCAAGTCAGTTACTTTAGATTGTGGAAGCGTAGGAATACGGCCTGTATCGAGCGTACCTGATGCTGTATATGAAGCATCTACAGTATCGCCGTTTTCCCAACGGTATTGAACAACGGCATCAATAACGCCATGCCATGCATCAACTCTATTACCTGCTGTTGCATCAGGATAGGCAGATTTCCAACATTGATAATACGCGCTTGTAATCGGGAAATAAAATAGTCCGTCTGCTTTCAAAATCCCTTCTATTTCATCAACATAAGTATATACTGAACCTGCTTTTGTAAATCTTCTCAGGTACAAAGTTTCAGTTGCAGAATCTGCGACTAAAACGTTTGGTGTATCTCCTACGGTTTCTTTATTCGCTAATTGTATTGGTAGTAGTTTCATATAATTTTTAGTTTACTGTTACCTCTGGAGTAATTGTTAAATTATCTATGTCAATATTTATATTCTCAGGAAGTAAATCGACTGATGTTAATTCAAGCTCAATTAATTCAAAGCCGTTATTCAGTGCCGAGTTAATAACTTGCCTTGAAGTATATCCTTTTAAAATCAATACAGGAAGTTTAAGCTGTCTTGCATTTTCAGTGGCATAAAAATTCAAAGTCATTCCATCTTTTTGATGTTTATATAATTCGTCAATCAATTCTTTTCCTTCTTCCTCGATAAATTCAGTATAATCTAAGCGCCATGTTTTTCTATAGCCGTGATCCTTTACAGCTATTCTACCGTTATGAAATGAATGCACCGTCTGAAACGGAGTGAAATCTTCAGCCAATCCATTAGTTACATTGCAGTATGGAAGAATAATTTTTTTTACAAATTGCCCTTTAGGATTTACAATCTCAAATACCGGCCTGCCGTGTCCGTTAATCATTCTATATATCTCCTTTGCAAATAATAAAGTGTTTCATTATTTATTTTATCCGCTTCAAGACTTATTACATCGTATTCATAGCCCCATGGAAACTCCATATTAGGATTTGTGAAGTCGATTATTTCATCAAGGTCAGTATAAAAGCCCCGCACTTTCACAGGGATTATGAGGTTAGAATTATCGGTCAGTAAACCTTCTATGTTTGCTTTTAATTGCTCTGACCTCGTATAACTTCTATTCCCTGCAACTTCATTGTTTAAGGCAAGGTATTGTGTCCAACCGTCACTATCACGCCTTATCATTGCAGTACAAATATTGCCTGTGTAAATCAAATCTTCATCTGAAATGTTATCACCGCTTCTATAATCAGTTGCAACATTATTGCTTAAATCTTTTCTGCGTTTTTTGTCTACTTGAAAATTATTTGCGCCGCCGTCTATTTCAAGAAGGAATTTTACTTCAAAATTAAATTCAAATCTTTCTATGAATGACACACTTCCTTCATCGTCATAATTCACAAATATATTTTCCCACCTTGCCGTTTCATCATTTTGTGAATAAAACTTACTGTAGCCGTAATCATTATTAGCAATTGGTCTGATAAATATATTATCACCTGTACGGATTATTGCATTCTGAAAATAAATCAAATCGTTTCTTGGCGGAGTTTTTTCTTTGCTGAAAACTAAATCATAAGTTCCGTGCATTACATCGGTTTCAACTACAAAATTTGTATTGTTGATATTGTTCCCGTTATTACGGCTGTAAAATATTTTTTCACCTCCGCCTATTTCCATTACGGGAATTTTTATACATTTTATTTTCTGTCTATAAAGTTTGTATTCAGCATCGTATTCAATTATATCTCTATTATCAATAGTCCTTCTTTTGAAGAAGTTTTTATTTGTCTTTCTATTCCTTACTACAAACTTTAATTCATTATCAATAATTTTGAAATAAAAAACCCAACCCATGCCGTTACAGAGCTTTTTAAAAAACTCAAAGGGGCTTAACTTTTGATTTTCCCTTATATAATCATATCCGTTTTGAAACCAAAATAAAGAATCAGTGCTAAACTGCGGATTTATCATGTTAGGTAATCTTGTCATTCTCCAGCTTCTTAAAGAAGTATTTCCGTCAATGCCCTGATCTGTCATCATTTCCATATCGCCAATTCCGAATAAACCTTCTACTAATGAAGTCAGTGTAATATATTCGACTGTACTGCCGTTGAATGTTTGGTTAATCCAATAGTTATGGGGAGTGCTTAAATCCGGCATTTCACCCTGTGAATAATAATTTTTAAACTCTTTTCCCCATTCATAAATAGTTACCTGTATAATATCTCTGTCATTTGGTTCTAACGGCTGTTTATAAACAATATCATTCGGCTTTAAAATGCCCTGAGATATCAGCTCACCTTCATCTTTAATTAAAATTTTGTAAGCTAAAAAAGAATTTGAGTCATTATTATCGAGTGCAAAAAAATCAAACAGTTTAGGCTTAACTAAATTTGACAGCTCAAGTTTTAAATCATTCATTACACCGTACAGCTTTAAAGAATCCTGAAACCTGTCTATTTCCTCCCGAAGTTTCTTGAATACAACCGAAGAACGTGCCTCTATGTAATCGCTTAAATCTATAGTTGCAAGTAGGTCGGGTTCTAATCCGCTATAAAAGTTAACTTCGTTTATATCATCGGTTAACCCCGTAAAATCGTACTGCTCGCATATTATTTCCAATCCTCTAAGCATTAAAACCTTCTTTCGTTTTGTGAAGTACTATAAGCATCGATAGAGCCTACTATAGTTTCACCGTTCAATTGAAATTTTACTTTGCCGAAAGAAACATTTACATTTTGGCTTCTGTTTGGAATAACTGAAGCAAGACGGTTGAATATATCGGTGTTAGGATTATCTCTCCCTCCGGTTGCAGCGCCTGCTACAGCTGATATAGCCCCACCTCCGGGAATAAAACTTAATCCAAAGCCAAGCAGACTACCTAGAATTCCACCACCTCCACCGCCTGAAATACTATTTAAGATAGATACTATATTGCCAACTAAACTTAACGCTGATGAAAAACCGTTTATTAATTGGCTTACAAATGTATCCGTTCCGATACCTAACGTACTCATAGCCGAACTAAGATTAGAAGCAACGTTTTGAGAATCGCTAATTAAATCATATAGTGGGTTTTCAGCAGGTTCTATTCGTGAACTTGAAGATTTTTCAGAGGTTCTAATAACCTGTTCCGCATTAAAAGGATTGAAGTTATTTGGTATAGATTGATTTTCAGGTCTATTGTAAATATTTTTTATAAAATCATCTGTAAGCCCTTCAACGCCCGGTCTATTAGGTGCTTTTCTAACGTTACTTACTCTTGCTTCCTGAACACGATTTATTTTTTGAAGTAAATCTAATTGTTGTTGTAAATATTTTGCCGTATTTCCTGCGACTTCCGAGCGTAATTGATCGGCGGTTAAATTATCCGCAGTAACATTTATTAAGTTTTTCTGTGCTTCTAGTTGTTGTAAATATACTTCTAATTGTTTATCCGCCTCCGTACCTGTAATTTGATGAGCCTTTAGTAATGCTTCCGTTAAAGAAATTTCTTTTTGTAAATTTGAAAGATATTTATCGAGAGTGAATAATTCTTCTTCCTTTTCTTTTTTTATTTTTTTTGTATTTACACCTTTTGATAAATCACCTATCGACTTATCTCTTTCTCTATTAGCATAAAAATCGGGAGCAACCTCTGGACCGTATGTTAATTGCTCTTGTATGTTGCCTTTTGGGAAATTCTGTAAATAGTCATCTATTGTTAGTTTACGAGGGGTTAACCCAAACATCCGTTCAATTTTGTAGATTTGATTTATAATTGCTTCGTTATTCCCTAACCACGTTCCGAGTGCCGCGCCAATCCCCGCAGCCGCGCCATACAAACCTCCTGCGGCAAGCGCTGTACTTCCAAAAGCTATTTTAAGATTTGCAAGCAAAGGTAAAACGGATATTATCGAACCGCCAAATCCTGCAATAGCGCCCGCTGTTGTTTTTGCCCCTCCCTCTAAGCCTAAAAATTTATCTATCAACGGCTCTATACCATTTAGAATAAATAAGCCAGCTTCTGTTTTTGCTTCTTTGAATTTTACCTGTACGGCTTCTAATTTATCCGCACTATCTTGCTCTTTATTAATTACGTTTTCAAGCGAAGGAATATATCCGCCATCAAACAATGTTTTAAGTATTAATACTCTCTGCGTTTTTGCATCTAATTTCTCTATACTTATACTATCTTCTTCGTTGCCGTCTTGTATTAATCCTGTGTTTATTCCTAACTGAGTTGCAGTATTTTTTAAATCTTCTTTGAATTGTTTTTGGTCTATGCCTAAAGTTCTTAACCCTTTACCACCTGTTAATATTGCTGTCGTTAATGAGTTAAAGTTTTCTGTAAGCGAACCTATACCTTTATCTGCCAAATCCTCACTGTAAGCCAATAAACGCGCCGTTTCATTGGTAGTGAGTTTCATTTGTTCGGTAGCCTTATTGAAGATTGGTATTAATTGTTCCTCTGTGAGAGTACCTGCCGTTGCTTTTTTAAGTAATTCTAAATCCTCCGCTGTTCCTTTGTAATTTTCGCGCAGTACCTTTAATTGAGCGCCTTGAATTACCGTAGCTTTTGTAACATCTATAAAACCTCTTGCAAATAAATATAATCCTGCGGTTACTGTTGTTACGTTTTCGTAGAATTCCGCTAGTTGGTAACGCGAAGCTGTTAGTGAGGGACTTAAACCTCTAGCCTCTCTATTTAATTGTTGTATTACTGTGCCAAGTGCTTTTTGTTCTTGTGTAAGTTTTTTAAAGCCATCTGTCGAACTTAATCCCGCTAACGATAATTCCCTTAATAGTTTCGCTTGTTCTCTAAACTGGTTTTTTAAATCCTCAAAAGTCTTGCCCGCTTCTTTTGCATCGGCTTTAATTTTTATTATAAGTTCTTTTTGTCCGCTTAATCCTGCTATGCTCATTTGAAATAAAGATTAAAATAAATTTTCTAAAACTGCATCAATTTCATTATCTAAAATATTTCCTAACCCGCCACTGCCGTCAAAGAAAAAATGTCTGGGCTTTACATCTACGTTTGCGTAGTGAATGTCAAAAGTATTATTACCTTTTGGCTTTACAAATTTAGAGTTACCTCTCCACCCATATTGTAGGTTACTCGCAACTTCAGCGGAGGTTAAATCACTTTCTTTATTCTTGGCGTTTGAAAAATGGACTTGCTTTTCACCTGTAAAACCAGTAATAATAGCTTGGGTTGCTAAAAAGCCCGTATGATAAAGAGGTCTATTGAAACCCTTAAACTTAACAGTAGCCGGCGCATTATCATGTACTCTACCACCATCTACATCTCGAGCATTTAAAATATTTTCAACAATATTACGATGAACTAATTTACTCACTTCATCAACCATTTCGTTAGCATTTTCATTATAATACTTGGCTTCCCCATTTAAGTATTTCTCTATGTCTGAAAAAGGATCATTTGTTATTTTTATATTCATCGTTTTTTTGCTTTTTCTATTGCTTTATTTTCAAAGTATTCTTTTCTTTTTGAATCCATTGCCATTTTACATTTCATCTCAACATAATCAAGTAGCGTAAATTCGTTAGCTGCTACTCTCGGAAGAACTGAAAATCTTACAGCCAGCTCATGTATCATCTCATCATAACAAAATGCCGGAGGAGTATTTAAACTATCCGGCATTTTTTCTTTACTAAAAAATCTTTCACATTGTTTGTAAGCAATACCTACTAGGTAATTCTCAGCATTATCTTTTTTTTAAAATGACTTAAAACATCAATTACAAAATTCTTTAATTCAACAAAGTCTAAGTTTGAATCCTCTAAATCTATTCTGCAATCTTCTACAAAATTCTCAATGATTTTTTTGTATAGTTCTGTGTTATCCTGAGTAGTAATCCAATTAATTTTTATTTCTATTTCATCTGCAATATAAATATTAGATTCCTCATCAATAAAATGCGCTTCCATATCAGCCGGATAGTTTTCGGCGCGAATATCTTCGATTGTTTTTTTAAATTCTTTCCTTCTTGTCTGTATAGCTTCCCTTACTTCCTTTACAAGCATAGGGTTATCTATGAGCTTTAGAGTTGCAAATAACTCTACTGCTTTATTCCTTACGTCAAGGTTTATTCTTTTCGCTTTATATTCCGTGCCTTGAAATACCAACGTATTATCTTCCATTACGCAGCAGGATTAGGTTTAACAGGTGATGTTGATTTAGCCTCTGTAAGTGCTGTACCTTCATCTTTAAGCTTTTTAGCGAATGAGGGCTTTAGCAATACCGTAGCACCTTCTTTATTTCTTACACCGTGCAATATAAGCCCTGACTTACCCACTGTATAATTTTGTTCTTTTTCTACTTCTGATTTCATATTATTATTGATTAAAATTAATATTTCATTTTAACTTCAAATCTCTCGACAAACTTACCTGCCGCAAGGCTTACGTCTATTGCCCCCCAGTCAGTTGCATCTAAATCTAAGTCATCGTCAATTGCGGTTAGTCCCGTAAGCGCCCCGATATTGGTTAAGGCAACTGCGCTGCCTGTAGTGTTTTCTTTCGGTATATATGTTACCGGGAAGCTTTCACCTTCAGGTGTATTTTCTTCAAACTCAGCAGAGAATTCACCACATCCGGCAAATCTGAATTTATACATATTACATCCGTTGGCTACGCTGTAACCTCTTGGACCAGCCGGAATAAGCATTGCGAAAAACTTTCCGATTACATCTTCTGTGAAAAACTTTTCAGTAGCGGCAGAAAAATCCATACAATCAAAATTATACATGATTTCTTTATTGCCGAACTTTGAACCAACAGGCTTTCTGTTGTTTCCGTATACCTGTGTTTTAGGCATCTTATCGGAATACTTTGTAGATTTTACAAGAAACACTTTCTTCCAGTCTTCAGGACTTGCAAGTGCGGTGAAATCTGAATCCACCGGTTTTATCAGAACGAAATTTGCTCCGGGTGTATCGAAGGCTGTATTGTTAAAAGTGGCATTATCTAAAACTGGCATGATAAATTATTTTGATTAATTAAAATCTTTGTATTTGATTTGAAATTGTGTTACAGCCCATCCGGATATCGCGCCGTTATCATAGAACGGTGTAGATTTCGGAGGTGTAACATGAACAACTTCCTGTACATCGTAAAGCGTTATTCCCAGTGTCTTATTTCCCTTATTCATATTTACAAAATCTTCAAGGTCTTCAATAGCTTTCTCAAGTTCATCTCTTAACGAGCCTTCCATTCCCGGATCTGCAGCAACTGCAATCCCGATATAACAATCAACCGTTTTGTACGATTGATTCTGAACTTTCTTTTTGAGGCTGTTTCCTACTTCTTTAGGATCACTTAAACCCAGCTTACTGTAACAGCAAGGGAAAGAACCCGTTATTTTAGAGGTTGGTTTGAAATCTTTGAATACATTAACACCTGCTGAAAAATTATATCCGTTATCAGTTGTAAGGTTTGCTAAACTGGCATCTAAATTTGCAAGGATTGTTCTTCTTATATTCATCTTGTAATCCCCACTGACTGTGCATAAGACGGACGGATATATTTTTTTATTATTTTTATCTGTCTGTCGTTTAATTCTTGATTTTCAAATGATGTTGAGCTTGCTGCCTGTGAAGCTATTCCTTCAGATTTAACCGCTAATAGATTTTTACCAATAGCATTATTACCTGACTTAATTCCACTCTCATTAACAGTGAGCTGAATCATTTCAAAATAAATCTTTTCAATTTCTGCAGGGATAACAGCAAAGCCGAATACACCGGTTAAGCGTGAATCAGCTCTAAGCATATCGTTTGGCACAAATATCTGGTATGGCTTACGTGGAATGAACGGTCCCGAATAATCAGTCCAATCAGTATAGTTTGCCGAATGACTCATAGCAGAAATACTAATGACCGGATAGAACGGAGCAAAGCAAATACGGCTGTTAGACGGAGCTACAAAAGATTCATTCGTAATTGTTCTTTGCTTAAATATTCCGCGATACAGCACACCATGCTCATTGACTATCAAAGCGTTTTCGATTGATGAAGAAACCTGATTTGCAATTGCCTTTAACGCATTATCGAACGTATCGATATTAATATCTATACCGATACGTCCTTTAATTCTGGTCAAGTCAGCAACAATAACGTTGCTTGCAAATTCTATTGTGGTTTCCGTCTCTGGCATTATTTCTTAGATTCTTTATTCGAAGATTTCAGTTCTGCAATTTCCTTGGTAGCTTTATCAAGTGAAGCCTGCAATTCTTTATTCGAAGATTTCAGTTCTGCAATTTCCTTGGAGCCATCAACCACAGGTGATTCCTTGGCACCATAGAACTTTTTATAAAAAGCCGTTTTACTCTCATCATCAAGCAGAATAACATTTGCTATCGATAAATCTTTTACCTGTAAAGGTGTAAGATTTTCAAGATAGCCTTCAGCACATTCAACGCCGTTTACAAAACTCTTAGATTCGGTTACAACTTTATCATTCTGCATGAAAGGCTTTGTGATTTCGATAACCTGATTATCAATTTTCACTTTATAGCCATCCCTGAGAATTACCGGATTTATTTTAAATTTATTTTCCATTATTTGTAGGAATAAGTTTTTAAAAAAATGTTACTACAGACCTCTATACAAATAGAAGTAAGCTGGATCATCATATTCTGAACCTGTAATGCTTTGCATTCTGAACCTAACCCAGTTTGCACCGGGGATATTATCGGTACCGTAAGCCCTTAAAACAACCGTTCCTACTTTTCTTGTTAGTGTAGTAGCAAGCGTAGATACTGTATCACCTGCAGGATCGTATGTTTGATATGCATCATCTAATCCGGCTCTGTAATCAGTCAGTACCTTTACTTTCTGTGTATCGTTTACAGCGATTGAAACAGCCAGCCTTGGATATTCGGCGATATTCCACCAAACACCTTGAGAACGTGAACTTGAAGATGTATCTACGTCTGTAGCCGATGCGAATGTTTTATACCAGACTAATGTGCCATCTGATATATCCACATTGAATTGAGTTGAGGCTACCAATGGATTGAATATCTCAAGTGCTGTTTTTTCTTTTGCCTGAGTTTGCTTACAGGTGAAACCGAAAGAAAGTAAAACTGCTAAGGCTATTAAAATTTTTGTTAATTTCATTTTATTTGTAAGTTTTATCTTGCTCCGTTCGTTCTTCCTACTAAGAGCAAGGATATTAATAAAATTTGTGAATTAAGCTGTTTTCAGTTCAACAATTCTGATTTGTTTGTTATCAGGAGCGACCTTTGTCCAGTTAGCACCTGTTGCCAATTCAGCGTTTGTTGGATTTGTTACGGCAGATGAGAATGACATACCGTTCAAGTGAACAACTACAGAATATCTAATTGTGATTTGATCTGTACCACCGCCTTTTTGTGAACGTGAAAGTTCAAGCTGAATGTTATTTCCTAAATCATAAATCATCGCACCTGTTAAGTTCAATGTTTCTTTCTTTATGAACTTATAAATCATCGCACCCGGAGCGGCAAACATTGTAGAGTAAACACCTGCTACTGCTGATAAGCCGTCATCTGTTGAAACTGCAGAACCAAGTAACTGTGTGATTTGACCTGTTTCGTAAACATTGTTGTTTAAGTTTACAGGACTTGCAATTCTCTTTATGAGAGCATCACCGTAAGGTTTAGAGTGCATTACGCATCTATCAAGACGGCTCATATTATCACCGGCAAGTAACTTAGCAGCAATAATTGGATTAACATCAATAACAGCACCGCTGTATGTTGCACCTGTACTGTGGGAAGCGGCAAGGTCCGCATTTGCAAAGCAGCCTTTCTTAACACTGATTGCAATTCTTTGTAAATCATATGCTATGAAAGCACCGAAATTTCTTGCAAGCTCTACTGAAGGATCAGCACCGCTGATAGTCTTTACGATATCTTCAATTGCCCATGCTTTATATCTTTGCAGAACAACTGCATTCTGTGTGAATGTAGTCATCTTATTGTAAGTAGGATCAGTATCGGTAACAATCCTATCAGAATCGCCGAGGATAGAATCCCACGATGGAATAGTAATATGATTTCCGGTAGCATCAGGCTTTATAATGTTGTCATTTGCCGGAGCTAAAATGCCAGCATCAAGTAACGCAGTTTTGTTTGTTAATTCTGCCTGTAAAATCGGCGCAAATGTAGGACTGGCGAAATCGATATCCGATGTTGTTGTAACAGCCATACCGAAAGGAACTAACTTAAATCTTATGCAGAGATACAAAGTCACTGCAATTCCTATTACATAAAAAATTATGTTTGGCATTTTTTATATTTATTAGTTTTAGAAAATTTGTTTTTTATTTCATTCCGGCAAGCAATTTTGCAAATGCTTTCGGATTATCTTTTTGAATTTGCTCCAATTCTTTCTTATTGAAATCAGAAAGCTTAGAGTTTTCATTTACTGTAACCTTTATACCTTTACCGCTTTTACTCTCATCGGTGTCAACTTCAGCATCTTTCTTTTTATTCAGCTCAACATATTTTTCGAGTTTATCTAAATCAAAATCTTTTGCTAAATCTTTATGCTCATCGGGTAATTCAGCAACTAATTTTTCGCGCTGCTTTTTTTCAAAATCTTCAAACTTAGTTTTAAAGCCTTCAAGCTCAGTTACTTTTGCTTTTTCTGATTCGTAAAGCTCTTTATATTTTCCTTTACTTTCGTTTGACTTACGCTCATTTTCTTTTTTTTCAGATTCAAGAGCATCAATTTTCTGCTGTAGCTTTATATATTCTTCTTTCGAAACCTTATCATCTTTCGGCGGATCGTCGGTCTTCGGCGGATCATCCGCACTAACATTCATACCAAAAGGAATGACTTTGAAATAAAGGCAGAAAGCAATAGTAAGAACTGCAAGTGAAACATGTATGTAATTTAATTCGAACATAAAATTTTAATTTTGATTTTTAAAAAATACTTCTGAATATTCTGTGAAGCCGGACCAGTTATCGAATACTTTATCAATTCTTGTATAGGAATATCTTTCGTCTTCAGGTAAATCAGATTGATTTTCGCCCCATGCCTGTCCTTGATTTTTTTCAATTACAAAGCAAGCAGTGATTTTTCCGTCTACCATTTCAACACCTTCAATACGGTATTCCTGTTTTGATTTATTTATATCTTCCTGAATTGTTTTGTCTGTGGTTGCCATTTTTTGGGAATAAAAAAAGGCGCAACCTATATATCGTGTGATATATAAATTGCGCCTCAAAGTTTTTTTGTAAGCGTTATTGTGTGTTGCTGACTTAAAGAACTACTACAAAATTGAGAATAAATTTATTAATTGTCAAGTACGAATAAAAATTAAACTACTGCTGCCTTATCTTCGGCAGGTTTACCGAAACCATTTTTATCGTACCATTCTTTCTTTTCGGTATATATTTCCTCTGCTTCTTTCTGTGTACATTCTTCATCTTCCATTATGAAATCAATTGGTGTTTTCTGTTTAAACTTAATTTCCCTTTCCCTGCGGATTGTTTTATCTAATTCAGATTCCTGCGGCTGAGCTTCGTTTAATTGGAAATGTATCTTCAAATCTTTTGGAATTTCTTTCCATACAAAATCATCATTTTTATAATTTCTGGGCTTAACGTTGTTCACCATTATAATTGATTTCAATAAACGGATAGCAAAATCATACATGATAGATTTCAATGTTTCTCTGTTTTCTTGTACCTCAAGTTCATCTATAATCTTACTTAATCCACTGACAGCTTTTGTATCGAGCGATGCAGATGTAGCAGGTAAGCCTTCAGAACTATAAACTAATTTAATTCTATTCTCAACATCATCATTCAACATATCAATCTGTATTTCAGATTTCACATTCTTTACATCCGGCGGCGCCTGCTCTTTATCGGTATGCGTAGCACTCAATACCTGATTATAATTTAACTCCGGCTTACCGTCAGTACCTAATGGCAGTGGTACATTTGTTAGTAACGTCCATTGATTAGACTGATATATTACAGCCTTATCAATGCCCGATACTTTCATATCGATAGCAACCTGATTTGTAAACAGATTATTATTAGGCTCACCTAAGAAGTGAGAGCCTTTTTTAATTCGCAGAACTTCTCCAGGGTATTTGTTATATGGGTTTTTATTATCCTTATTATTCCCGATTGATTCGGGCTTACCGTCTGAACCCAGTTTGTAATGTTCTGTATCGCTCCAGACTACAGTAAAGTTTTCGTTAGTGCCATCTTCATTATAAGAAACACGAGGGAGAAATATTTTTCTTATTTTGTAAAAATCATCTTTCGGCAGGACCGTAAACATATCCGGCGTTAGTTCATCAATCTGCATTTCGCTATCTCTCCATATTGGCTGCCCGATTGATACATTGAAGAATAACGCTTTTAGTAAAAGTGATTTAATCACTGAAAAGAAATCGAGCTTATCAAGCAATAAAGATAAATATTCAGTTGCATCTTGGTTTACATTGCCATCTTTATCCTGCAATTCGATTGTTGGAACTTCATCGGTAATACCTGCTGCATTTCTCTTTAAGGCTTTCTGAATTATATCAATATGCCCTATCATTACTTCGTGAATCAAAGTCTTATTTGAAATGATTTTCTTACACTTCATTTCTTCAAATAAATAATCTTTGATTAGCTCAAAATCATTTTCGTAATAAGCACGAAGATAGCCGTAGAACTCTAAATAGTTCTGCAAATTCTTTTTTGCAAACTTTAGATTTATTGCCGTCATTACACCCGGCACTTGAGACGCGAATAAGTCCATATAATTTATTTTTAATTTATTTTTGGAAACTGACTAATTTAAACTCATTTAATTTTTCCATTCTCTCATAAAATCCTGTTAAAGCATCTGGAGCATCATCAAGGTTATTCTTTGCTTCACGTTGAAAGTTCATAACAGCATCATGTATATTCTTCCATTTGGTTTCCCAGCCTGATGGAAAAGAAATTTCTTTGTTGAGATAAAATGCTCTTGAAAGAATACGTGCCATTTTGTTTTCTTTCTGATGTAGTTTTCTTACAACTAATTTTATTTTTTCATCAGTCCATTTGTGGTTCTCTTTTAACAAACGTCCTATATTACGAGCGAAACCCGCTCCACCTGCATTTGCTTCGATGAAGACTAAATCACATTTGTTATCGTGAATCTTTCTTGCAACAACTTCTTCGGTTACTTCCATTCCAGCCTTATCATAAACATAATCAGTCATCCATGCTTTTGTTTCTTTAATCTTCCCGATGAATCCGGCTAAATAGTTTGTTCCCTCATCAGCAGGATCAAAATAAGCTAAAGTAAACAATGCATCTTTCGGAATAGCCTCATAAGTTTCAAACTCGTTATATAATCTGCCTTTGATGTTTATAGGGTCTTGAAGGAAGTTAGCTCTGTAAATCTGTGGATCCATATCCCGTTCAAGTTCTTTAATTCTATCGGCATCAAGTAAATCTTCACAGAGTAGAGTTCCGTCTTCGAATATTGCAGGCATCGAAAGAACATACCACTCATCAGCTCCATCCCGATTGAGAATGAATCCACAGGTATCTTTCAAAGCCCACCTGGTCATTACAACTATTTCAATCGCATGCTTTTCTTTTCTTGTTAGGAACGTTCCTGTATACCATGCATTTTTTTTATCTAGAAGCATTTCGTTGTATGCCTCTTCAGCAGACTTAACTGTATCATCAATGAGAGCAACATTACAACCTTTAGAAGTAATGCTGCCACCTATACCGGCTCCTTTGTAATTAAAGAACTGACCTTCCAAAGCCCATTGTTTCTTTGCGGAATCGCCACGTTTAATTCTGGACTTAGGAAATATATCTGCATAATCAATTTCATATGGATAAGTTTTTTTCTCTGTGATTCCATCTCTTGTGTATTTAGAAAAGTCTGTAGCTGTTTCATCATTGTATGAACACGAAATTATTCTATTCTCAGGACTATCACCAAGTATCCATGTAGAAAACAAAATTGCCGTTCTTGATTTTCCGAGTCGAGGCGGCATATTAATCATAAGCTTTCGGAATACATATCTATCGGCTCTTAGCAACTTACCTTCGTATAAAGCCTGTAAAGTATCGCAGAGTTTTTTCAAGTGCCATCGATGAGGTAAATAAAAATCGGGTGCCATCAGCTGACAATATTCGTAAAAGTTACGTCTTGCCTTCCAGATATTTTCCTGCCTGAATAACCTGTGCCTTCTTTCGTAATCTGAAGAGTTAAACTGACTTTGCATCTTTCTTCCTTTCAGCTTCGCATAAAGCTTTAATGTCATCTTCCTTCATATCACCAAAATATTTAGCAGCTTCATCTTGCCCGGCTTCTTTTTCTTTATTCTTATGCCTCCACTTATCAGCCTGCCTGTTGTTAAGCCAGTACATAGCCGCAAGAGTATCACCGGCTTGATGCTTCTTAACTTTTTTAACTGATTTAACTTTGGTACTGCCATCCGGCATAGGAATAAATTCTAGTTGTTCCTCCACGTAATCAAAACCTACTGCACGCTTATACAAAGAACCTACGACCTCACTATCGGCTTCAAGCTTCCATTTGATTAGCAACTCTCGGAATTCAGGATGCTTTATTTTATAAAGATTAAGAGTTGATTCTGCGATACCAATACTTAAAGCAATTTCAGTATCAGTAAAACCACGCTTTGCCCATAGTTCAATTTTATCAAAATTGCTTTCAACCAGATTCTCGTATTTTGTTTTTCGTGCCATAAAATAAAAAAGGTGAACCCGATAACCAGTTAAGATTATCAGATTCACCTGAAACTTTTTTTCTAAGTGTTTGTATCGCCTATGTTAAGAACGGATAGAGATTATTTTAATTCGTGATAATGATAAACTACTAAATCTTTACAGTTGTTTGTTGCCGCATATCCTTTTGACCAGTCCTTAATAGCTTTCCGTGCTTCTTTTTTAGAAAACCAATCTAGTCGAGTATTAACTTCACACCAGAATGGATAGAGTTTTCCTTTTTTTCCCTCCATTACACCAGAAACAAAATAAGTATGTAACTCTTTATCTTTATCCATTTTTTAAATCAATTGAATGTTTAGTGCTGCCTACTACGTTAAAGCTAATATTTTTCTTGATGTCAATCTCAATATGCCCATAACCGGAAGCGTTATAAATCTTCCGGACTTCTTTCAAGATAACATCGAAGAGCTGTTTTTCTTTTTGAGTTAAACCACATACGCTGTGTTCCACTATTCAAAATTAGGTTAAATTTTTAAAACTTGCAATTTGAGAAGTTATTTAGAAACTGCCTTCTGCAATACTTTAATCACGGATTTCTTTATAGCATCGCTACGGCTCTGACTTAATCTTGTTTTTCTTTTACCCTGTAATATCTCTAATCGTTCCCTGTATTCAGGGCTATTAGTATCCTGCATTGACCTTGTGGTCTTATCGTAAACTTTAAATTCTGTCATAAGTATTGAAAATAAATTAAACAATATTTTTTGTTAACTTTATCGCTAACAATATATTTTATATCCTTGCCGTCAACATTGATGATAACCCTATCACCAACGTTAATATTTTCTACTTCTGTTTCAATCTCAACGTACAGTGTCATATCATTCAGTTTTTTGTACGTTGAGCCTCTTAAATCGTGTACTGTTTCCATAATTAAAATGGTAAGTCCTTAGCATCAACAGAACCTGCCTTGCCTGTGGCTGTTGATTCTGATGCTGATGATTCTGACTTCTCACCGTTGCTACTTAAGAACTGAACTGAATCCATTTTGATAGTAGTGAAGTATTTAGTTTCACCATCTTTCTCGGACTTACTGTAATTCAGTTCACCTTCAATGAATACCTTAGAACCTTTCTTCAGGTATTTGCTGCACAGCTCCGCTAACTTACCCCAGGCAGAAATATTATGCCATTCGGTTTTTTCTTTAGTCTCGTTTCCATCCTTCCACTTCTTAGTGGTTGCTACAGAAAACTTTGCAAGCTGTGTACCGTTTACATCTTTGAGTTCAGGATCACCGCCGAGGTGCCCGATTAACATTACTTTGTTAAGCATGTGATTATAGTTTAAGTTTAGTAAAATATTCTTTAATGTTTATTCCATCTGCAAATAATTTTTTTCTGTATTCCATAGTGTCTTTAATGTATTCACGACTAGTACATTCAATTGCTCCAGCTCTAACAGCTAATATTCTTTTTGTAGAGTTCAAATCATAATGAGGCCAGCTTACAGGCTGAAACCATTCCGGTTTTAATCCTATGCTCATGGCAAATTTATGGAACTCAGATAAATCACCTTTCTCTACATCCTTAATATCAGGGAAGAGATGACATGACATTCCAAATTTCCATTGACCGCGCTTATCCAATTCATCAACATAAACACTCATAATTTTATATTTAAAGTTTTGTAAATAAATTCTTCTCGAGTTATTAAACCGCAGAAATACTGCCAACCGAAAGCCGATGCACGAACATGAGGATAATCAGATCTCGTTAAATTGTTTTCATGCGGAACTTCTAAAAGATTTAATGGAGTTTCCAGCTCATTCAATTTTTTAAGCTTAGCTCTATTCACAAATTTTTTAATTTTAAATAATAATTGTTAAGTTCACTTTTATACTTCGAAGAAAATTTATTCAGATATTCCACATCGGATTTTATCTCAGCACAAACCTCATCTAAATTTCTACCATCATCCACCTGGCAGCGAATATACACCTTCAGAGTTTGTATGAGTAAATCCGGATTGTAATAATGTGAATCATTGTCTTGAAATATTCTCGATAACTCACGGCTCATGGCTCTGTCAAATAATATTTAGGTTTTTCAATCAGGTAAACGCATTCAATTTCTGTTAGCCCATTTCCATTAGGATTCGGATCATGTATAAGATTTAATTTCTTGTCAACTATTACGCTATGTTGAGTACCTCTGTCAGTAGGACCTCCAGCAATAAAATATCCCTCAATTCCTTCAAACTCATAATCATTCGGGAAGAAATCAGGAATGTATGCACCGACATATACAAAACCTTTTTTGATTAACCATTCAGTTTCTTTCCTATGAAAGTTTTCCATTACCATAAAATGAGGAACATCATCCAGCTTCATATCGAGCAACGAAGCTAAACATGCCTGATGACAATTACCCGTTTTAGGTGATAAATCTGTCTGAAATACCTTTTCCATTTTTTAGGACTCCGATTATTTTTGTAAATGTACTGTACCATGAACTAACCGCACTATTTATTAATAACTTATCTCACTATCTCGTGTTTCATGGTACAGTGGTACAGTGACTTTCCGAAACTATTATAGAATATATAGGTACCCTTATAATGACCTCTTTTATTACTCTCCCGTTCTATCTTTTTAATATTTACTGTACCACTGTACCATAGAGTTCATAAGTACTATATATATAAAGCTCACATTCATAGTACAGTACGTAATACTTTTACTGTACCACACTGTACCACTGTACTAAAAATTAAAGCTATTACCGTGATTTTTCATGCGTACTTTATATATGCGTTTTTTCACCCACTTGCCGTTACTACTTATATTTTTAAAGTCTTGTAAATAGCCAAGGCGCTTTAATTCCTTTCCAAGTTTGCCTTCGTAAAGCCTTTGCTCTGAATTCTTCTCTATGTAGTCTTTTATTTCGGTACAGGTCAATTCTGAGACGTTATGAGTATCACCTTCATCCGGGACATCGAAGAATTTCAATAATAGTTCGTACTCCATACTGATATTTTCAAATTCAAATGTATTCTGATTCAATAAAGCTATTTCATCCGGCGTTAGCTCCCATTTATAACCCGATTTGTAAAGGTGATATGCCTCAAGAAAAAGTTTCGTTTTATCGATGGCGTTATATACTACAAAGTCCATTTGTTCATCAACACGAATCGGGAGAATGCGGCGGTTACCTGTCGGATCGTTCAGTATCACATCATCATTCGTAGTGCCGCAGAGCACAGCCAGGCGCTTATAAATCGAGTGCCGCTTGCCGTATGCCTTCCTGATGCTGTATGAATCCTTAGAAGTGAGCTCTTTGAGTTTTATATAATCCTTTTTAGATTTACCGCCGAATTCATCATCAAGAATCATTAGTTTTTGAGACATTAGAATTAAATCATCTTTGTTACCCATATCCAAACGAGATTCATCATAAAACTTTCTGAGTTCTTTCGGTAGCAACTGACGGAAGAAAGACGTTTTTCCTGTGTTTTGCTTTCCCGTCAGGACCAGCACGAGCGGTGAGATTTCACCATGAATACTAGCAATAATCGATACAAACCACTTTTTAAAGAAAAGACGTGTATATTCCAAGCTCTTAGGATCAAACCCTTCACCGGTCAAACCTGTAGTACTATTTAAACTGTCTGCAACTTTATCAATCAATCCTTCTGATTTTCCAAGGTGCCTGTTATTATCAATAAATTGCATGATAGGATTATAAGAAGGGACGAAATCCGAATAAATCAGCGCCTCAAGGTCCGACTTGTTAAGCTTGCTATCAACCGTTTTCTTTGCTTTTATATAAATCGAGTTGATAACATTATCATCAATCGGTTCATTGTTTAGTTCAATTTCCTTGGTGATTTCGTTTTTACTCAGCCGGTAATCTGCATGCAGAAAAATCTCGAGCCGTTCGAATAATCCGTTATCATCCTGATTTATATTCTCATTAAAAACTTTGTCGACAAGTCTATGAGTTTCCTCATCATCAAGCCCGAAAATATCATCAAGAACTTTCTTAGCTGATGACGGTTCGCGGCCTTGCCTCTTTGCCTGAACTGAAGCTGAAAGAATATCGCGAGTCTTTTTACTGGTAACGTATATTCCGGCTTCTTTAGCGTAATAGAAGAGAGTAGCAATCTTTATCCCCTGTTTGCCTGCCTTCAGGCAACGTGTATACTGAATATCGCACTTCAATTCGTTGTACTGCTTAGAAATACTTGAAATGATATGAAAGTAGGACCGTCCGTCTTCACCCAGTTCATCGGATAATGCAAAAGCAATATTCAGCCATCTGTAATATCCAATGGTTAGATCAATTTTCCTTTCCTGTACTTCATTAACCAATATATCCAAATCCTCACGGCTGGAAATCATCGGTGGGATATTAGTAACCTTCTTAGGAAGATATTTTTTGAAAACCTCGCTTTGAGCATTAACATGAATGTTAGGATCATAAGTAACATACCGCGGACGTGAAACGTCTCTGCAAGCTTTATCAATCCAAACTTTGTAAGTATTAGCTAAATAATTCAGGATACCATCAAATGCATCACCGTGGCGCTCAGCCTCAATTTTAATTACCGCACAGAGCCCTTTACCTGAAGCCGAAAGAAAACATGCATTCACATATTTATCTTTCTTTAGCCTGGACTTCAACAAGTCGACATCATCAACATTATCAAAATCAATTGCTATTAATCCGGAGTGAACCTTTAACCCCGCATTATTTCTCTTTTCAAACTCACCCGAAATAGTGACATAAGGCAGCTTTGCTTTCAGCCCGTCACGCTTCACTTTATCCGGCTCCAGCCTTACTTTATCAACTGCAGGTTTCCATTTACCTGATGCAACCTGAGTATAGAAATCTTCTATTGTGATTACATCACCGTTTGTTGTTTGTGTTATATATTTAAAAATGCTAATATTCATAGTTTTACCATGCAATAGAATTTATAGCCTGACTAATTTCGTTATTTGGATTTAAGTTCTTATCACGATTCTGTCTTTGAAACCATATCCAGCCGGGCTTATACCCTCTTATTTTTGCAATTTCTTTTAATTCATCATCCGTGCATTCACTCCATGGTTTTCTTAAATGAGCCGGCATCGGAGTTCTTTTCACTTCTTCAAAAGCAGCTTCGTGAATTTCTACTTCTCTTTCTTCCACCGGGAACTGATATCCGCATTCGCAGATTCTTTTAGCCGATGGAATAAGCGCTAAACATTTAGGGCACTCTTTAACATTCGGAACCTCAATACCTTTCTTTTTCTTTTTGCCGTCAAGAGTATATTCTCTTTCATCTTCTGCGAAGCCTAAACGCTTAACATTATCACCGTGGTCAATTACAATACATTCGGTTTTATTTTCCCAAGGCCGTAAACCGCGACCTACCATCTGTATATATAAATTTTCACTCTTCGTTGCCCTATTAATTATAACGCACTCGATATCAGGCAGATCATATCCCTCAGTAAGAATATTAACATTATTTAAAATCTGAATTTCACCTGTTTTAAATCTTTCAAGTATTGCCGCACGTTCGGTTTCAGGAGTTTCAGCATCAAGATGCTCCGAAGTATATCCGGCATGAATAAACTCATCTCTTGTTTTCTTTGAGTGCTCTACATTCAGATTAAATACAATCGTCTTTTTATTATCCGAGAACTGTTTATAATTCTCTACAACTCCCGCATACAGCTTTGGCTTATCGAAGCGATTAAACAATTCTTTATTATCGTAATCACCCTGTTTTGTTTGAACACCGTCTAAATTAACATGCTGCTTACTGGCAAAGTATCGAGGCTGAACCAGGTAACCCTTATCGATTAACTCCTGCATAGTTATAGGAGAAATAATCTTTTCAAAGATATCACCGAGAGGTTTTCCGTCTAATCGCTTTGGAGTTGCCGTCAAACCGATTATTATTGCATCAGGATAGTTTTTAAACAACTGCTTATAACTGCTCGATGCCGCATGATGACATTCATCAGGAAAAATAATATTAGCAGGTGGAAATTTACGGCGGATGAGAGTTTGAATAGAAGCAACGTTAACAAGGTTACCGCTGTATTTAAACTTTTGCATTATGATACCCGAAAAAACTCCGAACTGCTTTAATCTATTGTATGATTGAATTACAAGTTCTTTCCTATGAGCCACAAATAAACACCTGTTATCTCTATTTACAGATTCTTTAATGATGTGCGATGATATTGAAGTTTTTCCCGCGCCGGTAGGCAGACAAACAATAATACGCTTATAACCTTCAGCTATAGCTTTGCGAATTTCATCTATTACAACAACCTGATAATCTCTTAATGTGACCATTCCACCGCCTTTGCTCTTAGTTCCTCGATTGAATAAATTTTATATTTATCATCTTTTATAGCTACATCAAAAAAGAATTTTATAAACTCTTCGAAGGTCCAGACAGCAATATAAATGGCGCCAGCTCTACGAATATTTTCTGCAAATGTTTTTTGTGCCTGACTCATTCTATCGTTTTCTGTTTTCAGTTCTACATAATATGTGATGCCGAAAGCAACTAAAATTAAATCTGAAATTCCTTTCTCACCTTGAAACTTTCTGAATGCTCCTACGTTAATATCAAAAGCAGCGTAATTCATAACAGGAAAAATATACGCGAATACAGAATACACTCTGTTAAAAATTTTTACAAAATTTCTGATTTTTAAACGTAATAGATTTACTTCTGACATAAAAAAAATTATTTTTTAGTTTTAGAACTACCGATATGATACCCGAAACATTCAGGGCACTGATAAACATCAAACTTCTTTTTTAATCTTTTCTTCATTACACGAGCTGTAGCCTTAGCATCTTTTTTATTCGTGAATCTCCGCTTTACAGAGCCATCTTTATTTTTGTGTGAAAATTTTTCCAATCCCGATTATACAACTTCTTTGATTTTGAAATAGCCATCATCTTTTAATTTTTTGTAAATGCTTTCGGCGATTCCTTTCGGCATCTTTGGTTCAACCATGTTGCCTATCATCCATTTTTGCTTAGTCTGGTCACCATATAAAATGTAATCATCAGGAATTCCCATTATTCTTTTTAGCTCTACAACTTTAAGCATTCTCATTTTTACATCAATAATGCCATTCTCAGCCATGAAGTATTTAATCTGCTTCGTTATTTCGGAATCATTTTCATAAATAACGATTGAAATATTTTCATCTGAATCGATTACCGTAGCAGCATTAATTAAATACATTGGTTTCTTTCCTTCTGTAGCTAATACAGTTCTTGCCGGAACATCTAAACTTTTTGATTTATTGTTGTATTGCCTGTCGATTATAAAATGAGATTCGACAAGATTATGTTTAGGCACAGTTGTAATACTCATACCCGGCTTATCAACGCTTTGGTTACGTGTGCCGGATGAGAATTGCAAATCTATAAAATGCACAGGTACAATTTTTGCAATCCTATCTTTAGTAGTTAGCGTACCGCAAGGAGATTCCAGATCGGAAAGATTATCTCCCGACTTATAATATTTCAAAAGGAAATCAGTATTAACTAAATGGTGATGGTCAGTTGTTGTGATTGTTCCTGAAGGTCTATCAGTCTGAAAATTTCTGTTGTCACCGGAATATCTTTGAGTAATGAATTCACAATTAATTGTTGCCATACAATCTTTAGTTCTTAATGTTCCAGCAGGAACCTCAATAGCAGAACTCTTGCTTTTTTTACCTCCATAATATTTATCCAAAAAAACTAATCCTAATCTTCCATGAGTTGAAACCGTATGGCAAGTATTGTTAACATCTGTTGAAGAATTTTTATAATGAAATCCATCTTTGATTTTTTGAGTAGAGTTAAATTTTAGCATGAATGCTTCTCTTGTGGAAAACTTCTTTAATCCTTCAAATATTCTCTTGAGTGTGTTTTCCGAAAGCTCTTTTGTTGAGCCATCTTTATTAGTTCTTCCAAAGATAGAATTTCCTGTATCCTTTAAATCCAGTACTTCTTTAACGGCTTTCCATTTCTCTGTTCCAAATAATGAATCTCCAGTCTTAGAATGAGTTGGCTGCGGAAATACAATCGGTAATCCTTTCTTTGCGAATATACCAAAGAAACGAATCCGGCTTTGGTATGCTCCGTAATCAGCACAGTTCAAAAGTTTTTTATCAAACTCATATCCGAATTTTTTAACCTTATTAACCCATTGCATATATTTCCTGCCTTTATCTCTCGATACAGGCTTGCCGTTTTCATCTAAATCTCCCCAAGCCATAAACTCACGAACATTTTCAATCATTACATAATCTGGATTAATATATTCGATATAACGGAAGAGATCATTTGCCAACGTTCTGCTATCAGCATTCCGAGGTTTCCCGCCTTTAGCATTACTGAAATTAGTACACTCCAGGGAAGCCCATAAGATTATTATATTGTTTCTATCAAGTGCAGGGAGCTTGTGAACGTCAAACTTTCTTATATCCTCTGTGAAGTGTAAACAATCAGGATGATTCGCCGAGTGACTAAGTATGGCCGTATCGTCATGGTTGATGCATGCAATAACTTCCGCAATACTCGTATTATCAACCATAGCAGCTTTAAAGCCTTCAGTTACTCCACCCCCACCACAAAACAGATCTATTACTTGTAATTTCATATTCTATAAAACTTTGCAGTTGCTTTATTAAATGAGTGAACATCTCCATCGTAATCTTCAATTTCTACAGTGGCACCGTTATCAAATATTGCCCTGCCTTCCACAGTCTTTTCACTTCCAACGGCTTTATAATGAGATTTCATCTCAAGTCTGTGCATAGTGCTAAATCTTTCTTCTATTTCTTTTGGGTAAGTATCAGCCATGTTATTTTCCTCCGGTGAGCATTATTAATGCGTTCGGGTTATCATTAATGGTTTCAGCAAAAGTTTTATTATTCCTGCTATCATACAGATAAGGAAGAAATAACTGCAGAGGTTCAGCTTGTTTCAACTCAAGCATTGTTTTCTGCATAACCAACCAATCGTAACAGATTTTCCAAGCAGTTCTTTCTGCTTGTTCTTTCAGTTGTTTTTCGGTTGTATTTCTTTTAATCTTTCTTAAAATAATTAATACGTTTTCAACCTTTGCTTCCAATTTGAAATAAAGCGGAGGAGTGCCATGTTTTACAAACAATTCAAATGCGATTGATTTAACTTTTTGGTTTTCAATTTCTTTTGAGATATTTATAGCTCCCATTTGCATGAGCATATCTTCAATAGATGCTATGCTCTTTGTTGCGGGAACGGTTGATGTATAATTTTTTAATTTTGTTGACATTTTTTTATAATTTAAATTTGACCTATTGAAATAACCTGCCAAACATTAAATATTTCCGGTTGTGTCATTTTTATAAGAAAAGCACCGTCAATAAATATTTGAGTTAGTTTAACTTTGGCATCGTTGAAAAACTTTATAGCATCGCTTTTGCACTCATATCTTTTCATTTGAAAAGTGATAGAATTGAAAGCCACTATTGAGAATAATTGAGAATCATAGTATCCCTTAGAATCTATAAATCCATATTCGTTCGTAGGGTAAACATGAAAAATATCTGCTTTCTCTAAGTCATCAACTTCTTTATACATATTAATTATATCATCAATTCTCTTTTGCTTCTCTAATTTTCTTTTTGGTGTTAGTCTATCCATAATTATATTTTTTTAAAGCGAGCTCCCCAGCCAGTACCTATTTCTACCCCAAAGAAAATGAATTAACCGGCAAGGGAGTTATCGCAAATTTGAACCATCTTGTAAAGATGATTCTTAATATTTTTATCTTTTGTTAATTGTTGAACATTTATAATCTCGACGTACAATCTGCGCGAATGAATTTTTATTCCAATGTTCCGCAGCTTTTTAAAGTCCCGGCGCACCGTTGTGACTGCTCAGTCACAACGGTGCGCCAAATCATATTCAGTAAACTCATTCGGATTACTTGCAACTAAATGAGTTAATTTTATCAATCTCTTTATTTCTTCAGTGAGAAATCTATCTAACACCATCAGAAGTAAATCAGGAGCATCTAATATTTCAGAATTCACTTTTGCCACTTTTAGAATGCTTTATGCTTCTCTAGTATTTCTATAAATTCTTTCGGTAAGCTTACATTCTCCAGTTCCGTAAAATCATACATCAACGGAGCCACTTCAAAATCTTGAAACCCCGCTATTCCGCAGCCGAGTCTTGTAATAAGAAAATGCTTATCAGGATTAGCCAATATTTCATTTCTTAACTTTTGCAGCGAGTTGAACAATGGACGAAGCTGAACCCTTTCCAAATTCACATCGAGAGTAGGGACTGCATAACATTGCCCGGTAAATCCCTCACCTACACCCATAAGTGCACCGAATTGTCTATGTGCTAACCAAGCAGCGCCGCCGCCATGAGAACCAACTGCATTACTTCCGAAAACAAATATTTCGTTTTCATTTAGAGTCTGAATATCATTAGGAGTTATCTTCATTAGAATATCTCCTTCGGCTTTAGTTCGCGTAACACTTTTACTTTAGCACATCTGACCTTACTGATATTGTGAGCATAAACGGCTATGTCAGATAATGTAACTTCGCATTCGAGAATAGTTCCTTTATTATATTCCAGAGCAAGCTTCGGACGTGGGCTAAGATGTAAGCCATTACCGCACTCTATTTCCGGATTAGGTTTCCAGTCAGGACATATTACCAAGCCATCATATTTAATTCTACCAGTTCTGAAATCGCAGTATGTTTCCGGATGAACGGATTTATAAAGTTTAATTTTTGTTTTACCAATCAAATTCTTTTCATAGATTCCCGTGAATGAAGCGATATCGTGAAGAGCGGCTTTCTTATGGATTATCGAAACGTTATCACCGACAACTTTCTTAGGTTTGAATTTTTTATTATCAATACAAATGATTACAACTTCCTGCATAGCTTTAAGAATAGATGCACGGTCTGAATAGACTTTTATTGTAGCATTCCCGCTGACGTACTGAATTGTAGCATTCCCGCTGACGTACTGAATTGTAGCAGAATCGCTGACGTACTGAATTGTAGCAGAATCGCTTACGTCTTTAATTGTAGCATAATCGCTTACGTTCTGAATTGTAGCATTATAGATGTCGTACT